ATTGATATTGATCAGGAAACATTAAGATATCAAAAAGTTATGCAATTTCAAGATTGTAATAACTTTAAAGTACCAGTAAATCAAAGAATTATAGAAGATTTTGCGTTTCTTACAGGTACCAAAAATAACATTACTAGTGATTACAATAATGCGTTACAAAAATTAGCAAAAGATGCGTATGACCAAAGTGGATTTTCAATTCCATTTCCACAATTTAATGCAAATTTAGATTTTCAATCAATGCAAAATTTACCTAAGGCATTATTATCTTCTATATTTTCAGCTAAAATGTTTTTACCTCTGGCAATACTTTATAAAATGTTTAAATCCGCAACTGTTTCTACATTTACAGCTATTAAAACATTAATAAAAAATCTAGGTAAATTTGTATTCAATTTAATTAAAGACATATTTAATAAATTCTTAACAGTTTTCTGGTTGAAAATTAGACCAGAAATTGCAGCAATAATGAAAGATTTGGTTAAAAAAATATTTAAGAATTCTAAGAAAAGATATCTAACAATTATAAATGCATTAATTGATATATTGACGGCATTATTACCATTTGTTGGTATAGATAGTTGTGACGCATTGTACAGTGCTATATTGGCATTGTTAGCACAATTAAAAACTGGTATATCACAAAAAATACCTGGTTTGTTGTTGCAATTAGCAAAATATTTACCAGGTTATAGTGAAGATAGAGCAATATTAAACGCAGTAGAATTTTTGGAGGCAAATGGTATACCTACCGGAGAGCTATATGGACAAGATAACAATGTTGTTTCTTTTGTTTCCTCAATATTAAAGGGACATCAAAAAGAAATGGATCAAAATTCGTTTATTCAGGTTAGTTTAGATTACGCACAAATACCGGTTGCACCATTAGGTGGTGCGGCAATAATACCTCCAGGTTTGTTAAAAGCACATGGTAAATTGACATAACATGGATAAAGATAAAATAATAGAAATCGCAAATGATGCCGTCAATAGAAGCAATAAAGAACTTGTTGAGTCTAGAGATATATTAATTGAAGAGTTTGAAAAAACAAAAGATCTTATTATTAATTTAACCAGACATCTAGAGATGGTTGAAATATTATATAATAACGTAAACAAAGAAATAGAAAAAAGAACTAAATGAAGTTAATAAGTATTGGTGTTGTAAAAGATATTAATGATCCAAGAGGATTTGGTAGAATACGCGTATCTGACAAATCAGAAGGTATGGACAGTATTAGAGCAAATTCAATTAATACCTGGGACGGGACACCATGGTCTAAAGATGATCCATTTATTTATTCACCATTTTTGCCAAACCATATTAACATCATCCCTAAAGTTGAACAGTCAGTAAAAATAATAAGATATGATACTGAAAGAGATACTCAAAACCAAGAATATATTCCTGGCCCATACACAACACCACATGATTTTTCATCTCAACCATTTGAAGTTCAAATAAGCGAAACAACACTAGGTATTAGATCAAAAAAAACACCAAATATTAAATCTTTTAGTGGTAATAAAAAAGTATATGATGACAACTTTATTAGAGCTGAGTCAGTTGGCGCCCTACCTAAAGTAAGTGATGTGGCAATAAGCGGTAACTATGGTTCTGATGTTATTTTAACAGAACATGGTGTAATATTACGTGCAGGTAAATTTGTAGATAAATTAATAGATAATCCAAAGTTAAAAGAAGATTTAAGTAATTATCCTATTTACTCAAAAAAACAATCTAGACTTTATTTAAAGAAGTTTCCTGAAACATTAGTTTTAGCTGAAAAAAAAATAACCGATACTGTGGTTACTAGAACAGACATTAAACATTTATTTGAATATGAATTAGATAGTATTAGTGAACCAACCACATTAACTCTTTACATATATAGAATTAATAAATCTGAAGGTGACAAATATAAAACTGATGTATTCAACATAGATAGTGAATTAGGTGTTGCAACATCAGAACTAATATACAGAGAAGAAACAATATTACAATCAGATAACAAAACTCAAGAAGCGTATATTTTAACAAGAGATTTTATTGCTAGAATGGATAGAGAGAAGTTACATATTATTGAACCTACTCTACAAGATGTTTATCCCCACCCATTCTATTTTAGACCCACAAAATCTTTTAGGGTTTCTAACCTATCAGTTAATACTTTTCTAGAGAATGTTACATTTCTTAAAAGAACAAGTGGTTTTGGTTTAGTGTTTAGTAAAGATTCATTAGAACCACCATTATTACCTCAAACGCGAATAATCCCTTATTTAAAGAAAGTAAGTGATGCTGATCAAACATTTAGTGCATTATTGTCTGATACTATCTTTCAATTGTCAACACAAAATCCAGGGATAGACGGTAAAAAAATAGACTTTACTAGTTTAGACAAATACGAGCTTACCCAAGAAGATTATTTGGAAAGAATATTGCCTAATACCTTCTCTTCTGTTAGAGGAGAGAAATTGATTGAAATACTAGAATTGATTGTTCTAATATTGCTTAATCATACCCATGGCATCATTACCCCACCAAAATATTTTAAGGCCACCACAGACTCATTAAAGCGTTTAATTTCAAGGGCAAAGCAAGATATGGTCAACACATCGGTAAGAATCAATTAATTTGATATTTATTAAATAAAAAGATGTCATATTTCCGTTCATATTTTGAGAAGAATAATACTATCCTGAAGAATTATCAGGTTAATACTGCCAAAAACCCAAATACAGAGATTATTTATGGGTCTATAACCTCTAAGTTTATTTTTAAAATAGATTTATCTGAATTAAAGGCTAAAATAAATAATGGTGATTTTGTTATCGATTCCGATACAAAGCACACATTGAAAATGACAAACACCATTTTTGGTGATGAATCATTATTGGCAGACACAAATAATAAGGGCAGAGCTAGAACTTCTTCATTTGATTTAATTGTTTTTAAACTTAATGAGTTCTGGGACGAGGGTGTTGGTTTTGACTATGAAGATCAGGTTTTTGACTTTACAAGTGGCAACTTAACATTTAACGAAAGACCGTCAAACTGGTTTAATAGAACGACATTAGATTCATGGGCAATTAACGGTATATATTCAACTGACCCAGTTATATTACAAACAATACATTTTGATAACGGTAATGAAGATTTGGTGGCAGACATTACAGAATATGTTAATGGTATTCTAGTGGATAATCATGTGAATCATGGTTTAGGTATTGCATTTTCACCGGTATACGAGGAAATACAGAGCGAATTAGACCAATCTGTGGCCTTCTTCACCAAATACACCCAAACATTCTACGAACCATTTGTTGATACCTATTTTAATGATAGAATTATTGACAATAGATATAATTTCATAGAAAACGAAGAACAGAACCTTTATCTATATGTTTCAAAAGGAACAAACAATTACGACCTAGATACATTACCAACAGTTGACATCACAGATGCCTCAGGATCGATTATAACCGGCCTAGGAGACATCCAATGTATCAAGGTTAGGAAAGGTGTATACAAGATAAGTTTCGGCTTAATAGACGCCATTTGTGACGGAAAACGATTCTATTATGATAAATGGAAGGGATTATCTTTAAATGGGGTTGAAATACCAAATGTAATCCAAAAATTTGTTCCTAAACCATATACTGCAGAATTTAGTGTTGGTGAGAATGTTAGGGAATTACAAAGATATAGTGCTCAGTTTTTTGGGGTTAAATTAAATGAAAAGATAAAAAGAGGCGATACTCGTAAAATTGTGGTTTCGTTTAGATCATTAGACGTACCAAAAACACAGATTTTTGAGGAGGTCTATTATAGAATCTACGTTAGAGAAGGTAGAACACAAGTTAATGTATTTGATTGGACTTTGCTTGATATGAATAATGAGAATTCGTTCTTGTTAGATACGTCTTATTTGATCCCTAGAGAATATTATATGGAAATTAAAGGTAAAACTCATGGCGAAGACATCAACTACAATGATGTAATAAAATTTGAAATCGTTTCAGAAAAATAAAACTATTTAATATTATGAACTTAGATAAAATTATAAAAGAACAGCTTGATAGATTGGTAGAAGAAAAAATGCAATCTAACTACATGTTTTTCAGCAACTTAGAGCAGATAAAAAGACAATGTGAATTGCTTTTAGAACTTGACCAAAATATGGTTAATGATTTATTAAATAATGGTCATGATTGGGCAGATGATCATGTATCAAGCGCAAAAGAAAATATAGACCAAGTTTTTGATTTTTTAATGAATGAAAAAGAAGGTAAAGATGCACCAAATACAGTACATGAAGATGAGTTTGGCACCATTCAAGAAACAAAATTTGTTTCAATAGATTTATTAAATGAGGCTGAGTATCAAGGACGTAAAGTTCAACTTGGAAAAATCATGCAAGGAGATATTAAAAAATTTAAAGTGTATGTCAAGAATGACAAGGGCAAGGTCGTTAAAGTAAATTTCGGCTTTGGTGGTAAATCTGCACATGGAAAGAGAATGGTTATAAAGAAAAATAACCCAGAGAGACGTAAGTCATTCAGAGCTCGTATGAAATGTGACAATCCAGGTCCTCGCTGGAAACCACGTTACTGGGCTTGTAGAACTTGGTAATTAAATCAATTTTTGTTTACACCAATATTGAAGCCGGTTATCTGCATATATGTGTAGATTTCTGGCTTCTTTTTTTTCTATTAATTTCCCTATTTGTATTAAATGATCTTTGTTCTTAAGATCAACACCAATCATATAACCAGAACCATCCTTAACGTAAGTTGTTTCACGAATATATTTGTCCTGATCGTCTAATATCAAGTACTTAATCATTTCATCCTTCTTATTCTTGCATGAAATACCTCTTTCGTCTATTAATTTAGTAAGGACGTCCAATCTTAACTTTTCATAGTCAATTTCCTGAGCCATAGATCAAATATACTAAACTTTTACCAAATAAAAAAGCCCTCGATTTCTCGAGGGCCTTTTCTATTCCAATGAATTTTAAGATTATCTTAAAGTGTTCAAATCGAATGTAGTGATACCTTTCACTGTGATAGTTGCGAAGTAACGGTTGTTCACCATTTTCTTTGCGTATCTTGTCATGATACCTTTAATCGGTGTCATGTTGAAAGGATTGTACATTGTAGGAGTTAATTGTAAAGGTACATATGGAGCGTAGATATAACCTGCGTCTAATAATGATTTACCTTTATGACCAATTAAGATCTTACCAGCTGGGAAGTAAGGATCACGATATACTTGATATCTTCCAGCAAGAGAACCGATTTTCTCGATACCCATGTTGTATGAATCTTGCTCAGCAGCTGCGTTAGATACGTGGAAATATTCTAAATCATCGAATACTGCAGAAACTTCTGAAGAAACAACGATCCAGTTTGCACCACCACGTAATGTTGTTTTATGGATTTGAGCAGACAATTGGTTGATTTTAGTCACCAATGTTTGGTTCCAGTCTTTTTGTGTGTAACCTTGTAAAGTTGCACCACCAGTTCCACCGTACTTCCACTCATTGTAATCCCATTTAAGATTCCAAGCCGCACCTTTACGTAAATCACGTAAGATTTCACGGTCAATTTCTGCAGCAACTTGCTCAGATAATAAAGCTGTTAATTCAGCTTCAGCATCGATGTTATGAAACGCAGAAACGTCTTGTGCTAATTCTGGAGACCAGCTAGCTCTTAATTTTCTTTCAGTTACAGAAACTGTTACTGATTGTAAATCGAAAGAAACTTCACCGATTCTATCTTCGAATTCTAGATCTTCGTAAACTCTGTAAGTTACTGAGAAATCATCAGCAGTAAATCCTGTTGGAATTTCAAAATTAGAATATCCTGAAGTAGCAGAATATGATTGTAAGTCTACGCGAGCGTATAATACACCATCTTCATCACAGATATCTGTGAATTTACCACCTGGACCAGTAGAAGGGAATGTAGTAGGTGATTTTGCACCATATTCTACGATACCTTTACCATATTTTTGAGTTACAATCGTGAAATCACGAGCAACACCACCGTAAGAAATTGCTAAAGAAGCTAAAAACTCCTCAGTATCCATTTCGTTACCGTTTGGTCCGATTAATTTACCTTGACCGTTCTTAGTGAAACCAGAAACTTTCAAAATTACTTCTGAAATATCTGCATCACCAGAAGAGTAAGAAGCTGAAGAAACTGCACCATTTGTGAAAGTGATGAAATCAGCACCTACTTTAGTTACACCAGAGAAAGAACCTTTAGAGTAATCAAACAAACCTTGATCTGCAGCATCACTACCTTCGTAGAATCTGTCATATAAGCTTCTGCTTGAGAAAGTACCTGAATCATAACCTAAACCAGCCGCATCAGAGTTACCTGGAGCACCATATGGTTTTACGTGAAGATCAGATTGTCTGTCTTGAATTTTAGGTACGAAGAAGAACAATTTACCAATTGGTAAGTTCATTGCTTGTACTGAAACGATGTCGTTTGCTAATAATTTAGAGAATACACGACGGATAATTGGGAAAACTACAGTCTCGAAAGAACCTGAAGCATCAGAAACTGCTGCTTCGTTGATTAAATAAGACGCTTGGTTTTCATACAATTGCGCGATGTTATCTTTTTGGTGACCTTCTAAGTTTTCTAAGAAACCTAAGTCATCCCATTTTTTGATGGTATCTTCTTTGATAACTCTAAGGTGTTTTAAACCGATGTTACCAACCATACCTGAATCTAATAATGCTCCCATGTTAATATTTGTTTTGTTTTTTTTTATTTTATTTTTTTCATCAAATCTCTCATTCTTGTGAACTGAGGCGCTTCATAAACTTTTGATTCAGAAAGCACATCAGATGAAGAACTAGAAGGTGTTGATGTAATCTTGTCAGAAACAGATTCAGTTACTGGTTTTTTTGTATCCAATTCTGTTTTGATAGATGTGTAAAGATTTTTTGATTCTGTTATTGTAGAAATTGAGTCAAATCTTTTTAAAATGTTCAATTTTTCATTTTTTGTAGTTGAATTTTCTGTAAACAATCTTGTTGCGTAAGCTAGGTTAGCATTAAACACAGCAACTTCGTTAAGCTTGTCTTTGAAAAGAATTAAAGCCTTCTTGTACTCAGCATTTTGCTTTTTCAAGTTTGTAACTTCTTCATTCATCTCATGACGGCCAGCCTTGTATTTCATACCTTGACGCGGACCTTCACCTCTTACATCATTTGCTTGAGTTCTAGCTGCCTCAGTAGCTTCAACTTCTTTAGCCGGCATTTCTTCTTCATCATCACCGTCTAAATCAATTTCGTATACAGTTTCATCTTCTTCTGCAAGTTCATCTTCTTCTGGTTTAGCGCCAGCTGCATTCCAATCTTCAGCCATCTCTTGATCGCCAAAATCTGGTGCTGGAGTTTCATCTTGGTCTAATTTAATGATATACTCATCTTCTCCGTCTTTGAAGTCGATCATATTACCATCTTTTTTAACCACGATTCCGTCTTCGTCAGACATTGCCTTAAACACTTTTAATACTTCCTCATCAGAAGCATCAGTCATGTCAAGCATATCATCGTCGCTGTCCATAGAAGAATCATCATCCATAGAAGTCAAATCATCAGCATCCATATCAGACTCATCATCTGCTGGCATTTCTAATTCATCTTCTTCATCGTCTGATGGTTCATCACTTATCGAGGTTTCGTCATCATTTTCTTCGCCTTCTGCATCAGCATCTGGGTCAGACATATCATCTTCCTCTTCGTCAGGTTTTGGTTGCTCGTCCATAGCTACTTCATCGTCAGCTACCGGAGTTTCCTCTTCCTCTTCTTCCATTGATTCTTTAAGTAAGTCGTTTAGTTCTTGTTTCATAGTTGAAGCAAGTATACCTTTTGCGTTTACTTTCACTGCTTCTTCAAGGGTTTGTACTTGAAGTAATGCTTGTTCTAAAATGGATTTTTCGTTCATTTGTTGTTTTATTTACTATATAAATATGTGAATTATTAAAAAAAGTCTCCTTTTTAATATCTTTATCAGGGAATTATTGTTGTTTCTTATTTATTTACTTAAAAAAGTGTCTAATTTACCCATTAATCTTTTCATTTTGTCTTCAACCATTGGTTGTTCTTCTATATGTTCGTTGTAATTGTCTTTGTCTGCCAAGTCTTGGAAAACATATGCACCAGGAGTGGAGGGTGAAGAAACTAAGTCAAAACAAACTAGCTCAAAATCTTCTTGAACTATGTTTTGCCCTTTAACTTGCTTTAATGAACCAACGCCTCTAGATGAAATACCTAAAGTGGCGCCATTTAATAATAGCATAGCGGCTTGATCGCCTTTACAGCTAACAATACCCATTTTTCTCCAACCAGGAGATGTAAGTAATTTAATTTTACCCATTAGAGTCTTACCATCCCACCATGTTTCAGTAATTGTGTGGGAAACCCTATCTAGGTCGATAAGTGAAGATGAAGGGTGGTTTAGTTCGTTTAACGCAGAACCCTTTTTTATAACTTGTTGATATTTTTCGATTTCTCTCTTAAGTAACATTTCAGGATATATCCTGCCGTTCTTATTAGGTGTATCGTATTTTTGCAAAACAGCATAAAGGATAAGGTCTTGATCCGTATCCTTTGACTGCATCTCATTAATAATACTCTTATTTTCATTTGGGGATATATGACCGGCATCATATTCGATTAATATCCCTTTTCCAATCTCATTAGGGCCAAGTATTTTCATTTATAGCTTTTAGTACTATATAAATACAAGGATATATGAATCAAATCTTGGTTTTACTGAAATTAAATAACGTTTTATCCGTTAAACAGCTATCTATTGAGCTATGAATGAATTTTTTTAATATTGTTTTGACATCCTGCGATCTAACGTCAAAGAATTTATCTACAAATAGCGTTATTTCTAAATTCATGAATGAACGCTTATTTACCTTAATCCCTTTAGTTCTAATGTCTAGATCTACTATACTTTCTTTTTTGAAATAATCTTTTAAATTATAATTTCTTATATAATCTTTTACGTTTTTTCTGGCTCTAAATATGACTCTGTCAAAATCTAAATCCCCGTCTTGTGGTTCAACCCACGCGTTATATTTTATGTATATTGTTTTTAAATTTTTAAAATCTACGGTGCCATAACCCACCTTAATTTGATTGTAATCTCCTAACGGAATAAACTTCCCACTTTTCATTAATTATACTCATTATTTCTTATTATTTATGGTGATAGATAAAAAATAACGAATTTTTTTGGATTTTCCAAAAATAATGGTGTATATTTATATTAATATGATAATAATTGATTTAACAAAAGAAAGAAACATAGAGTCCGCATTAAGAACTTACAAGCAAAAAGTTCAAAAAACTAAACAGATTCAAAAATTAAGGGCAAGACAGGCTTTTGTTAAACCTTCTGTAAATAGAAGGAAAGAAATCCTAAAAGCGGTATATGTTGAGAAAAAAAGAAATGGTCTAGATTAATCCAGACCATTTTTTAATTCAGTTAATCGGTAATAATTGTACTTTGAAGTTTTCATTTCTGTCACTTCATTTTTTACCTTACTCAATTTACTTATGAATGCAGTGTCTTCAGTAGACTCACTTAATAATGATTCTACCTTACTTGAAACTGATTCTTTTAATTCGTTCACTTTAGTGGTTAATTCTTCGTCTGATAAAGACATGATGTTTTTTAGTGTTTCTTTTTGTTCCTCATTTAATGTGTGCCCATAAAGTACATTAAAGTTGTTTGCCAATACGGCGTGCAATAAACTTTCGTTTACTGTGTAAGAATCGTTTGTTTCAACTACATTCTCTTTTTTTGCTATTAAATGTTCTACTAATTTTTTCTTTGCGATTACTTTTTTGTCGATATTTTTTAAATTATCTTCTTCTAATAGTTGGTCGATAGAATCGTATAAATCATTTGCTTCCACAACGGCATCATGAACTGACATATTAATAACCTCACAGAAACTATTAATTTTTTTGGCTTTTTCTTTTAAAAGTGTACCCAATTGCTCAACATAAAGTTTAGCAACTTCTTTATCTTCAATGTATTTGTTTTCTATTTCTTCATAGAATAGATACATTTCCTTAAAGTCTTTATTCTTCTTAACAACTTTAATCAAATTTTTTGTGTTTTGTTTAAAGTTATTGCTAGTATAAGCTTCAGTTAATTTCTTTAGTAACTTAGACTTTATCTTTCCAAAATTGTTCATTTCTAATCGTTTAATATATCGTTCAATTTATTTTCTATTTCATAAATATTCTGTTGCACCTTTTCCATGTTAAATAAGTTAGAAAATTCTGCATCGGTGTTTTCACCAAGCATTCCTAATAGTTTAGTTTTCTTACTTTCACTTAAAGGCTCAGACTCTTCCCCACCACCCGCTGGTGCTGGTGCTGGAGGAGCTCCACCGCCACCCATTGGCTCCATAGCACCCGCTTCACCGGCTTCGCCGCCTGCTGCGGCAGCTTCGGCTGCTTTTCTTTCATCTTCAGATATACCGTACTTGGCATCAACCTCATCAAATATACCAGAACGTTTAATAATCAATTGAGTATTCGTTAACTCAAAGCCCATTGCGCGCTCAAGACGTTGTTGTTGTAAATCAAGTAATACTTCATTGTCACTAAATCCAAGGATATTCTTTTTAGCCCATGTATGAGATACAGGAAGAATACCGACTTGTGATTGATCTGATGTTGCGTCTTTATATAATGTTACTTTTTCTTTCCACGCTTCAATCTTTAATAGATCAGATTGTGCAGATGGATTTGTTAAACCTAATGTAAAGTTGTTTAATTCATCTTCTAAACCTAAAAGGTGTAAATGAATTAAAGCAATTTTATTTAATTCGTGTATTAAAGATTTTTGAATTCTATTGATGGTTCTAGCAAAACGGATATCCATAATTGCTAAGTTCTTACCATCACCAACTACTTCTTCAAATCCTAAGAAAGCCTTAGGAATACGAAGTGCTGCTAACATTTTCTTTTGGATATATTCTATATCCGTAATCTCGCCAAGGTTTTGTGCGCCAGGTAATGTTTCAATTGGATTAGACGCATTTGGATCACGAACAGGAATAAAATAATCCTGATCAACTGCCATTTGGTTATATCTCATATCCACTTGACCATTCTTTTGATCTACAATTTGGTCTCTTTTGAATTGGTTTGCAACACGTTGTACATATGGTTGAATATCCTTATCGTCCATATTACCAACGAATACTTTAAATACGCGTCTTTCTGGTGCTCTTGACGTTCTGTAAATTAACATAGCATCTTCAGCAAGTAAAAGTTGTTTCCAAATTCTTCTTATTTTATCTAACATAGATGTACCATATGGTAACTTTCTATCATCACCTAATAATCTAAAATGCGCAATTTCCCATGCTTGAAATTCCATTTCTTTATTCTTCCAAGTAAATCTAAGTTCTTTGTTTGGTAATTTAAGATCTGATTGATTTGGTGTTTTTGATTGAGCACCTTCCCAACGTTCAATTTCAATGTTCGGTAATTGGTGACAACCAACTAATCCTTTTTCCGGATCAATCTTTAAATAAACAAAGTTATCACCATACTTGCACATGTTTCTTGCCCACATCTGTAAGTTTGTGTTTATATCTAATTGATTTTCAAATAGATCTATTAAAATGCTTTTAACTCTTTTTGATTCTGAAAATATATTTAAAGTGTATCCCTTCTCAGACATTGTTGTAGACTCTTCAGCATATATGTCCAATGCTGCAGAAATCTCTGGAGTAAACTCCATTGATTCATAGTCATAGCATGCTGCCATTCTATTTGGTTCGTAATAAACCGATTGATTATATAATGAGTTATCTAATTTAGTCCACTTATCAAATAAGAATTGACTTTGTTGTGCCTGTAATTTTGCTTTCTCGAATTCGATCGGATCGTCAGTTTTTAATAACTCTTCTCTAGAAAAATTAAATGAAGGTGGCGCTACTTGAGCTCTATCTTGGAACCCAAATATTTTTGTTAACTTCTGAAAAACTGTTAAGTCTTGATTTGCCATATGATATAAATACTTTACATCTTAATCTAAACAAAAATTATGGAATAATAAACCCTATTTTGTGGGGCCAAATAACCAGGAATAATGATTATATTGTTCTTTTGCGGCAGAAGTGTTGCCTCTACTATATGGCATACCGTCTGTTTGCATAGAACCAATAGGGTCAAATGTTGTCCCATATGAGTAAAATTCTTTCCCCGCATCGTATGTTCTTTCAGACATTACCCAAGATTCTAACATTGCCTTGTTTGATTTTTCATTTCTTTGTAATTGAGTAAATGAAATATCACCAGCATAAATTGCGATCGCCATAGCCATAATGGCATCATCGTGAGATCCTTTCATGTGGTTTGGCTTACCATTAACATAAACAAATGTATTCAATTCGTTTAATAATCTATTTGAACGAACAGTGAAACCATGTCTTAATTCTTCTTCAAAAGCCGCCACAATTTGGGTTCTTTTGTTATTAAAATTAATTCCTGGAATCTTTTCTAAGACCTTTTGATTATACTCCCAAATATTTTGTGTGTTTATTCCATCAAAAAATAAACTCTTATAATTCATTTCCTGAAGCTTTCTTGCTGTTGCAACGCCCATACCGCCGGTAATGTCTATAACAATAAAACAGTTATATAATATACCCCATTTATACGCAATT